AAGCCGCTTCGTGCCGCATCAGAAATAATATAGTAAATAATTGCGGAATTACATATTTAATATCGGGGACTATCCATGCCGATAGCACTCATAATATAGGCGATGACGGATCTGAACTTAAATGGGGTTCTACCTGGGCAACAGGAACGACTAATGGCGTAGGGACTAATAAGCTCATTGATACTACTAAAAACTTCTCCACTATTGGCGTTCAGTTCGGTAGCGTATGCGAGGATTCGGTGGGGAATACCGCCAGGGTTACAGGTATAAGCACAACAACCAATCCTAACGATACCCTGGACGTTTCCGCAGATCATTGGAGTAGCGGTGAAGCCTATACGGTTTACACCAATATGATTAGTACCGTTACCTTCAAAAATGCGGCTGGGGGGGATTTTCATTTAAGTAGTGCGGAGGACACAGCCCATGATGCTGGATTCGATCTTTCAGGTAATGTAGTAAATGATACGGATAACCATCCCAGGGTAGATCCAGTTGATGTTGGAGCCGATGAGTGGTCAAGCTCCAGCTCTGTCAGCTCTTCCTCATCCAGCGAGAGTTCGTCAAGTGTAAGTTCATCGAGTTCCAGTTCATCGAGTTCCAGTTCTCTTAGCTCGTCCTCTTTCTCTTCATCGTCAAGCTCTTCATCTTCGGCGGTTCCAGGATGGATAATTGAGGATTTAGAACTAAGGGATTGGAGTTCATCTTCATCGAGCGAGAGCAGTTCGAGCTCTTCTATTTCCAGTTCATCGTCCTCATCTTCTCTTAGTTCTTCGAGTTCCAGTTCATCGTCCTCTCTTAGCTCGTCCTCATCATCTTCGAGCGAGAGCAGTTCGAGTTCCAGCTCTTCGATTTCAAGCTCTTCCTCTTCCAGTTCTCTTAGCTCGTCCTCATCATCTTCAAGTTCGAGCGAGAGCAGTTCGAGCTCCAGTTCTTCGATTTCGAGTTCTTCCTCTTCCAGTTCTCTTAGCTCATCCTCATCGAGCCTAAGTTCTTCGAGTTCCAGCTCTTCGCTTTCAAGCTCATCTTCTTCAAGCTCAATTTCATCGTCCTCATCTTCTTCGAGTGAGAGTAGTTCTAGCTCCAGTTCTTCAAGCTCAATTTCATCGTCCTCATCTTCTTCAAGCGAGAGCAGTTCTAGCTCCAGTTCTTCGATTTCAAGTTCTTCTTCGTCCTCTTCTCTTAGTTCTTCTTCATCTTCATCGAGTGAGAGCAGTTCGAGCTCCAGCTCGTCAGAGTCAAGCTCATCTTCATCGTCCTCTTTAAGTTCTTCGAGCTCTTCTCTGTCCAGCAGTTCCAGTTCCATTAGTTCCAGTTCTTCGAGTGAGAGCAGTTCGAGCTCCAGCTCATCTCTTTCGAGTTCATCATCTTCATCTTCTCTTAGTTCGTCCTCTTCGAGCTCCAGCGAGAGTTCTTCAAGTTCTTCTTCTTCATCATCACTCTGTAGCTCCAGCTCGTCAAGTTCGAGTTCTCTTAGTTCCTCTTCTTCGAGCTCTAGCTCTTCACTTTCAAGCTCATCATCATCATCTTCGAGCTCTATAAGTTCGAGCTCTTCAAGCTCCAGTTCTTCCCTTTCGAGTTCATCCTCATCGAGCTCGATTAGCTCCAGTTCTTCGAGCTCCAGTTCTTCGGTATCGAGTTCATCTTCATCAAGTTCTCTTAGTTCCAGCTCGTCCTCATCTTCATCGAGTTCTTCTATTTCGAGTTCATCTTCTTCGAGCTCCTTTTCTTCCTCATCGAGCTCCAGTTCGGAGAGTTCATCTTCCTCTTCGTCAAGTGTGAGCTCTTCAAGTTCCAGTTCATCGAGTTCGAGTTCTGTCAGCTCTTCCTCTTCAAGTATTAGTTCTTCATCGTCCTCATCATCTTCGAGCTCTTCTCTTTCGAGTTCTTCAAGTTCGAGTTCGCTTAGTTCATCTTCTTCGAGCTCGTCCTCATCTTCCTCTGAATCCAGCTCTAGCTATGGCGGTGAATTACTGGAAGGGTTGACCACAGGGGATGATGTAAGCGTGGAGATCCTGGGGACAGTATGGAGAGCCCAAACATTTCAAGTTGATGCCAGCTTTAATCTCCAGAGGATCTATCTTAAACTTCATAGGGTGCGTGAGCCTGGGACCGTTACGGTAAGTTTAAGGGCAACAGGCACTTATGGACATCCTACAGGATCCGATCTAACATCGGGGACCCTGGATGGGAATAGCATAACCGATAATCCCCTGGGAGATTGGTATTCTATATCATTCAGCCCCGAATATGAAATGCTTCCAGGTGTAAAGTACGCTTTTGTGGTAAGGGCTCCCGATGGGGATCCCAACAATGCTCTGCTCTGGAGAATGGACACAGACAATGGCTACCCCGATGGTAACGCCGAATACAGTTCCGATTCTGGCGTAAACTGGTCTACTCGATTAAGCCATGATTTCCTCTTTGGATTGTGGGGGTCCAGCTCGTCCTCATCGAGCTCATCTTCTCTAAGTTCCTCATCGAGCTATAGTTCCTCTTCTTCGAGCTCCCTTAGTTCAAGCTCGTCAAGTTCCAGCTCGTCCGAGTCGAGCTCGTCAAGCTCTTTCAGTTCGAGCGAGAGCAGTTCAAGTTCATCTTCGTCTATTTCGAGTTCCTCTTCATCGAGTTCGAGCTCCCTTAGTTCAAGCTCTGAAAGCTCATCTTCTACCAGCTCCAGCTCATCCTCTATAAGCTCATCGTCCTCATCTTCGAGCCTAAGTTCTTCGAGTGAGAGCAGTTCGAGTTCGTCAGAATCATCAAGCAGTAGCAGTTCAAGTTCCTCTTCGAGCCTAAGTTCTTCGAGTTCTTCTTCGGAGTCCTCTAGCTCTTCATCGTACTCTTTGGAAGCATTTGAAATGTGGATATACAAAAGTGGTGCATGGCATCAAATTGACTAGGAGGAAAGACAATGAATAAAATAATGGTATTACCTTTTCACACAGGCGAAATAGACCCTTCTGGATCCTGGACCAGCAGGGCTATAGATCTCTCGAAATTGAGCAACGAGGGAAGATTGAGTATCCAGCCAATAGTTACAGGTGATGGGACCGCCAAAATAGAAGTCCTGGCAAGCAACAACGGTGTAGATTTTATAGATACCGAGAATGATGTAGTGATTGGATTGACCGTAGCCGCCTATGCTCCTATCATTATCGACACAACAATGCTCCCCTATTGCCGATGGTTTAAAATTGTGGTAACTGAAACGGCTGGGGTTGCCTTGGAAACAGTTACTTTAGAGCTCTCTCTATTCGTTCAATAAAGGAGGTACTAATGAACAAGATCACCATTCTACCATTTACGGTTACGGCTTTAGCGGCTTCGGGATCCTGGACCAGCAGAATCATAGACCTTGCAAAGCTCTCAAATGAAAACAAATTGAGTTTACAGGTAAATGTTTCTTTGCTGGGAACAGTTACGATTGATCTCTTGGCTTCTAATGATGGGGTTAATTTCGTGGATACTGCTACGGATGTTCTGGCAGGGGCTACAGTTGGCGGCGGTCCTGGATCAGATGGGAAATACGCCCCCATAATCATCACAACCGCCATGCTCAAATACTGTAGATACTTTAAGATCAGAGTAACGGAAACTGGTGCGGCTCAAACCGTTACGGTTGAGCTTTCTTTGTTTGTTCAGTAGAGGTAGTGTACCCAGCACATTTTTTCTGGTCTACATAATCACAGGGATGCCCTGGGAGTCGAGTGTGCCAGCCGCCACTCTCCCCCCTGGCATCCTTAAACCCTCTGCATATTCCGTCTTTATTGGCTAGAGTGCAATCTTTTTTCATTGTTCTGGATCTCCCTCTTTCCATATAGGTTCTTCTATTTCTCCTGTCCCTTTGCATCGGGTACATTTTTTAATTTCAGTACCTACTAAAACAGGTTTCTTCCGAGCCGCCCATACTATAGCTGGTCTTTTGTGGCGTGTAAGCCTTCTTTGTCCTGTATCATATAGCCAACCTTGTTGTCTTAAAAAACTCACATAGGTAGCGGCTGTAGCCTGGATGATCCCTGTAGCCTTCATTACCTCATCGTAGGTAGCATTTCCTATTGATAAAACGAAATTGTAAACTCTCGTTCTATACTCATTAGAAAGCCCCTTTTTTTGCATTATATCTCTGCTTTCCCTTGATGTATCTGTCTTTCCAGTTGGGATCCTGGCATTGTCAGTAAATTTCATTTCTTAGCTCCCTTCGGGAAATGGGTTCTTCGGATGAAATCATAAACATCGTCTAGCTCCCTGTCAGAATGTTCTTCCAGGGGAGCAGGGGTAGGCATTTGGATTTTTAAGCAAGCTACCGTCCTGGTAATGTGTTTAATCTTTGCTTCTCTATCAAGTGCATCAAATTCTTTGCTTGATAGGAGAGGAACAACCGTCCCAGGGGCAGGGGCTTCTTTCTTCTTTTTGTCAATTTCCTTCCCTTCCTTTATGAGCTCGTCAGCCACTTCTTTTACGCTGGATACCTCTTTTATATTTTGTCCAGGGGTTTCTTTTCCCCTTTTTAAAGGCTCTTTTTCGTCCGTTTGAGTGGGGAAACTCTCTACCTTTTCATCTTCCTCTGGTTCCACCACTATTGTAGCTCCAGGATCCAGGGCTGGATTTTCGTCAATAGCTTCTGGTATAGAGATTCTAGCCTTTGTGTCTATACCATATACAGGAACAAGATGCCCACTTTCCCTATTTCTTTTAAACACTAGATGAGGATTATCCTTTATCATGGTTATTTCTTCCAGGGTAGCTCTCAATTCAACTTGCAGGGTATAATGTTGCTGTTTTGACCCATCGGCGTGGGTTTCCCTGGGCTTCCTATAGAGTGTCAGGGGGATCCAATTAAACCTTCCTACCATTTCAGCCGCAAAGTCAAGTCCAGAGTTAATATCAACGGTACTATTAAAAGAGGATGTATCAATCTGAAACAAGCTCCCAGCACTAACATCTGGCATCATAAAGAGTAGGTGGGATCTTAGAGCACATTTTCTGTTATCCAAGAACTCACAAGGACAATCTCGATCTTCAAAAACCCCTGTTTCTTCGTTCCTTCTCCTGGCTGTTCTCCCATCCCCTTTGCACTTAACCCCTTTAGTGGATCCGTACATAGTGTAAGATTGTGGAAATATAGCATCCAGGCTATTGATTGGGAACATTATCTCTATCTCCGTAGGTCTTTCCCCGAACACCCTCTGGACATTAGGGGGACATACAAAATACTCTACATCTTTTGGGATCAAAGTTCCTTTCGTGCTCTTTACCTTGACCCCCAATCTGATTTTATCTAGGATCGGGAGCCTTCTTACGTTTGAAACGCCTTCAACTCTACTCACTCTTGGAACAAATTTATCATAGTCAGCCATTGTCATTTCTCCTTATAGTGGAATGAAATGTTGTGTAGAGCAATCCCCCCAACCATCTTCGGGCATTGGTGCGTTCTTGTCAGTTGTGAATCCTAAAACTGTTAATGTATAATCCTCTGCTCCTTTATGTTTTTGCTTTCTGTATAATCTATTTTCTTTCCCTGCTATCGCTATATCGTCAGCTCCAAAAATAACAGCTTCATAAAATGTTCTATCATCCTGTAGATCCTTCCATACTTCTATGGCAAGCACAGGACTAAAGACATATTCTTTGAGCCAAACTTCCTCTCTAATGGTTGAGGGTTCTTCCTCAAATTCTTCTTCTTCTTTCTCAAGTAGCCAATCCTGGATTGCCCATAGGGGAATTGGTGGGACGATAATCTGTATAAGCACAGAATTTTCTCCGTCTAGTCTATCTAGATCGCTCATCTTCTAATCTCCTTCTGGTAGTTCGGGTTCATATCCACAAAAAGGACATTGATCTGGATATTCATCATCCAGATGGGACCAGCTTTTTTTGCATTTAGGACATTTTGCTACCGCCACTTTCCTTCTCCCTTTTTTTCTGTTCTCGTTTTTCCTTCGCCTTTGCCGCTTTTTCTTCTTTGGTCATTGGTTTAGTGATGTTGAGCGTATCGCTATAGATCTTCTTGCTTACCTGGGGGAGAATAACATCGGGAATTAGCTTTTTGTCTACCCTGATCGTTATCCTGGGTTTCAAAGTTACCTTATATTCCCCTGCTATACCTTCGCTGGCTTCCATAAAATACATGATTTCCCTGATCCATTCCTTGACTTTATCCTTCTCTTTTTCCATTTCATTCAGATCCGCACTTACTTCCTTGTAATACCTACAAGCATCGGCTACGTCAGTTTCCAGGATAACCCCCTTTGCGAGTTTGTTCATTTCCTTAATGTAGTCCTTCCAGCACTCTTCACCGTAAGGGCAGTATTCGCAACGCCAATGGTCCATATCGTATTCTCTCTTTGGCGGTTTCATTTCTTCGGCGGCGGTTTCTATCCGTTCAAATTTATCCACACAATAACTCACAGGGAAGTAAATGAGTACATCGAGCTCTCGTCTTTCTCCAGTTGAATGGACCATTTCTTTTACCAGGGCAACATCGTACTCCCTATGGTACTCAATCAGATATTCAACGTAATGAGCAGTATTCTTGTTTTTAATAACCAGTAGGATCTCCCTGATTTCTGGCTGGCTTTCTCTTTGGAGTGCGTTACAGTAAATACAGCTCTGGCAGATATTGTCCAGGGGAAGAGCTTCGAGATCCCCATAGTCGGCGTTCCAATATCTTTCAAAGCTGAAATGGTTGATAGCTTTGTGCTCGAAAAGCCTTTCCACCGCCAAAAGATCCTTTAGGATCCCATCTATTTTCCCTTTGATCGTGAATTTGTAATCAGCTATTTTTACTCCCAGGTCCACCTTCATTTGAATGGAATGGAGATCGAAGGTAGTTTTACGAATCCAATCACCTGTGAGCTCTTCGTGCCAGCTCGAATCGTCAAACACCAGCCACATTCTAGGGTTTATAGGGGCTGGTGAGTATCCGAGCTTATGGTAGTACATTTGTCGGGTGCATCTTTCTGGACCAGCCGAGGAAGGTCTAGGATAGTACGTCTTATTCTCCGTCCCTTCCCTCTCCTGGGCTTCCATCGCCGCTATCGGAGGTAACAGTTCTACGAGCATCTTCATTCTCCCTTACGTTTAAGATTATGTTTACTCTCTCATTTGAGAGCATTTCTTCTATCATTTCCTGGTCCTTTTGTGAGAAGTCGGTATAGTTGATATGGCTCCTTTTTGGATCATTAATAAGAGCTTGAAGCATACCCCTGAAATCTATTTCCTTCTCTACCCCAGGTTTTGTATCTACCTTCCAGGTGAATCCTTCCTTTGCCCAGGGATTTTGACCGAATCCAGCTAATACTTCAATCCCACAACCAGGGCATTTCCACTTATCGGTTGAGTGGACCTGATAGGGCTCCATCTGTAAAAATTCCCCTGTCATTTTATGAACAGGGGTAAACTCTATCGCATCTACACCGTTCTTCTCAATCCTGAATTTCCTTTGACATTTCACGCAAACCAGATCTGGCATAATAGCTACCCCCAAAGAGAGGGAAAAGGGAACGCCTGAACTTGACTACGGATCTCGCTTGTGAGAGGTCCAGGGGATCCCGATTCCCTCTAATTATCTCTTGTTCAGGTTTATTCTGTTATTGGAGTTTCTTCTGGTTCTGGTGGAAAATTATCTCCGTAGAACAGGTCAAAGATAAAGTCCCTTATGAAAAAGAAGAAATCAACAAAAAAGTAACTTTCTGGACACTCATACGTTAAAGGCTGTTTTCCGTCAGGGTAGATCCATTTCCCCAGGAAGGCATCAGGACCGTTCATAAAGTCCTCAACCATTTGCCCTAGACATGCGTAACTACAGCCGCCTTGGGACGGACACCATAGGAAAAGGAAAAGCCCTATAGCATTTAAGCCAGCTTCCAGGAAGTTGCGATTGGAGCTAGTTGAGAGAAACATCATTTTTGTCGATTCCTCTACCTCTGAATCTTCGATAGCCGTTGGATTGCAAAGATCAGAGAATTGATCGTTAAAGTCAGGATCAGCATCACAGGCAAGTTGGAAAAATGGTGCATTTAAGATTTGAGCATCGTACACCATTGGATTGCTATCGCATACATCGCCATAACCATCACCATCCCGATCTTCCTGGTTCATGCTACAATACGCTAGACAACCCCCACAATCTCTATGTTCATCACAACGGATCGGACCGTTACTCCCTGATGAACAAGTCCCAAGATCGGGACCATTGGGAACGGTAGGGCAGTTATCATCTGCATTGTCAATGCCGTCATTGTCGGTATCCTGTCCCAACAAAACGAAATTCTGTACTTTATAAGAAGCACAAGTGTTTGCTAGTGTTTCAGGGGGGATGCAAGGTCCGAAGCAGTTGCAACAAGTCCCATCACCTACCCAATAGATCCTGGTTAGGTATCCATTAGCCGAAACAATTACCTTCTTATAATCGCACCAGTTACGGTTATACAAAAAACCGTAATAGCCGCTTGCATTAGTTACAACGTACCTAGTTCCGTCAAGAAATCGCCATTCAACGGTGGCATTTTCGATGCCAACGCCAGCTTGATTTCTAACGTACCCCTCTATCCATATCCCAGCATGGGAAGAAGCTAAAGTTAAAGTTCCCATAAAGAATACAGAGAGCAGTATGGCAAAACATATTCGCTTTTTCATTTTCAATCTCCTTTGAATAGGTTTTAGAGTCTTTCCATTCTTCCCCTTATAATAAAACTACAAGCATACGCATCACCCCCTTTTCAATGTTTAGTTGTTTTCCCCTCTTCGTTGGATTCTTCTGGTAAGTCCTGAACTATTTCTCTTACTGGTTCAAAAAAGGGTAAAATGATCGCCGAGATCAAATACCCTAAAATCTCTGGAGTGAGCCCATGCTCCTTGCCAGATTCCAAAAACTCCCAAAATGTATCTGGAAATGTGAGCTCTATTTTTTTACTTGTAACCCTAGTGCTTTTTTTCCAGTTCCTATAAATGCTTTCCAGGTCAAGGAGTGCATCAGGAAGCAACATATCAAGGACCGTATGAGCGTCTACAGTTACTTGAAGGATCTTCCTCTCGTACTCGCTTAATTTCTTCATGGTTGCCTATCCTCTCCTATTGCAGTTAAACGTATTCAAAAACTCGATGGATACCATTAGGGGCTTCGAGATCGTTCAATACAGGGCAATCTCGTAAGCCGTTTTTTTAAGGATGGAGCCGTAGCCGCCTAATTTGCCTATTTGCGTGTTTACAGGGACGTTAATGGATCGACTACGGCTCCAAGGTTTATTCATTGGCATCACCCCCATTCTCGTCCCCCCTCATGTTATGGTTAGGTAGATTCCTCTCATGCTCTTGTTGGGTAAAATACTTCTCTGTTTTTTCTGGTAGGATCTCATCTGCTCTTGACCATTTGAGAGCAAACCAGATTACAAAGAAAAGGATCAGTATCAGGATCACGACAAAGATTATCGTGGCGAGCAGTAGTTCATCCATCAGTTAAACCCCAGGATAAATTTTCTCATTTCCTCTTTAGTGTTATTGTGTCCGTTGGCTATGAGCATGGTCCCCAGCTCTATAGCTGGGTGGTTTTTTGTTTCTGGATGCTTACCCAGGTCCGAAGCCATTGAGGACCATGCCTGGGGGAGATCCCCCCTCTCTACATACTCCAGGGCTCGATCCTTACACCATTGTAAGTGTTCTCCCCTGGTGGTTGTTTTGTGCTCTGTCATATCAATACCCCCTAAAGTGGGGCAAACGTGAGGGGATGGAAGGGGATCCAATGGGTGATAACCCCCCACGCCGCCCCTTTTTTATAGTTTCTCGATGATTTCAGCATCCTGGTAAGGTTTCCCATCCGCATCTACAACCTCAACTTTTTCTATCCCGAAAGTAACATGGTTGAGCCCATTACAGTTAGCACATTGGTAGCTGAAAAGGACCTTCTCTATATCTTCGTTTAAGGAGATACATTGAGTTCCTTCTACCCTCTCGTAAGTGTTACAATGGGAACAAGCCCTTTTGGGCTCGTGTTTTAAAACTGTGATAGCCATTTTTCTCTCCTTTCAACTCTATCCTGGTAAAGATCGTGAACATGGCTAGGGTATCTCGTTTGGAACCAATCCATTATCATGGGTACGGTTATTTCCCAGGTATCGTTATTGATTGTTGCTATTACGTCCCATTTATACTTTTGGTAAAACTCTTCTGCCAGGGATTCGGACCCCAGGAAATCAGCCAGGATACATCGTGCGAGTTCGGCTGGACCAGAGCCACCATAGCCCCATTCAAAACCATCAGGAGAGTGCCTTACAAGATGAACGAGATTTCTTCTCATTATGGGATGCTCACCGCATACCGATACAATCACCTTCGGAGCTTGGCTGGGGCTGTCCTCTGTCATTCTTATTCGTTGACCTGTATAGCTAATCATTTACTTAACCTCTGTTTTAAGTTTTCAGCCGACATGCAATTCCCCAGGTATCTTCGTATATCTTCAATCTGTCCTTTGTTCACCTTCCCTTTCTGGCTCTCCAGCTCTACAAGCTGGGTAAAGATATAGGTTAGGTTATCTTCTAGGGTTTTGATGTAACTTTTCTTGGGATGTTTCTCGTACATTCTTTTATCGGGCATTACGATCTCCTTACTCAATAATTCCGAGCCAGGGTTAGGGGAAGGGGGGACAAGGAGAAACGATAAACCCCCCTACCCCTGACTCCCCTGGCTATTTGTTTGCGGCTTCTACTTCCTCTAAAATTCCCAGCAGATCTTGTAGCTGGTTTTGATTATAGTGATAAAAAAGCAATTCTTCAACCAGGGTATCCATTATCAATTCCTGGTAGCCCTGGTAATCCCCTTTCAGGATTTCAAGGATCCCCTGGATGAGCTTCTCTCTCCTGGAGATAGCTTGTTTAATCCAGTTTACTTTTTTGATTGGTGGATTTACATCCGTTAAAATCCCTTTCTTAATCGCTCGTTTCTTTGCTACCCTTTTCTTTGCTACCTTTTTCTTTGCTACCTTTTTCTTTGCTCTCTTTTTTCCTTTAGTCCATCCCATTTTCCATTCTCCTATTTAGGGTTAGTAGGGGACATCATCGTCTAGCACTTCGCCTGGAGCTAGACCGTAACCGCAAAAACATTTTGCAAGTCCTTTGTGGTCCCCACATTTAGAGCATACCTTCGCTCCACAATGATTACTCCACTCATAATCGTGGATACAGCCAGCTTCGGTCTTTTCCAGTTCCGATCCGAAGTAATCTTTAAGGGCTTTATCGGTTCTATAATGAATGGCTCTTCTTAGGGCATTATAGAATCCTTCTTTACTATATGATGGATCTGGTAATGGCTCTTCTTTTGAAATCCCTGCCAGGATCCCATCAACCAGGGAAATGGTTAAGTCCTCAAGATCCTGGTTATTGAAGGTACAGGGATCAGGATCCGCATCGAGATTATCCACATTGATTTTTCTTCTAAAAACGTCAAAGACACTACCCAGGCTATCAATCTCCGCTACCTTGGCATCGGACAAAACCGAATTTTGAGCCCATTCAACAAGGTTTGACATTCTCTTGTCGATTTCCATAAGCAAGTTAAGTTCGGACCACGATTCCCAGGACAGGTGAAGGCGGTACTTAGCCGCCAGTTTAGAGTACATAACCAGGAGCTCACAGGCTCCACAAGTGCAGAGCTTTCTATGGTCCTTTGATTTTTGTTCCAGTTCATTTATTTTATCTTCGTATTCTTTAATGAGCTCTTCTGTTTTCATAAGGTCCCCCTTTATTTTTTATATTCCTTTAGTCCAGCTCTCGATCTTGCTAGGTTTATTTCCCAGCCATTGAATCTTCTACCGTTACAATCACAGCTATTAACAATCTCCTTATGACCGCAATTCTGAACAAAATAATTCTTTACCCACACTTGCAGATCATAATCGAATCCGTTTTTTAATACGCCTTCTTCATCGTATTCATCCCTGGAGCTTCTCATTTTCCAATTCTCCCAAAGGCACTTTATCCAGCATCGTTTCAACATTCATCAAAACACATTCCATCTGATAGACAGGATGCCATGTGCCGTTAATGTTTTCGTATGGTTTATAGTTCTTCCTGGCGGCGGCTCTCATCTGGCTCTCTTCTGTTTCATTTAATGCTTTCCATAACATTTTATTTGTCCCCCTTCTTTTGTTTAAAGGCTGTTTTTATATTGATTTCGGTCCACTCTATCAGCTCTTGCAGTTCTCCCTCTTCTGTTAAGGGTTCCAGCCCATCGCTTACTCTTTGCTCGTTCATCATTTCTGCTACTTCTGAAATACTGTCGTTTGAAAAGACAGTACCATCAGCGTTAAAGACCACTACAGAGATCCCCTTCTTACCCAGGGCGTTCTCTTGTTTTGTTTCATCCTCTAACAACTTTTCAAGAACATCGGCTTCGATCACTCCACTAATAACCCTTACCTCTGGATGCTCCTTGTAGTGGTCCAACATATCACTAGCTTTTGTAACTGTTTTACCGCAAATAGTACATTCAGCTTTCTTCGTTGTGTATTTAAACATTAATCATCACCCCCTTTCTCTTCAATGTGTATCCAGAACATTATTGTAGCGTTATCTTCCTTTTCTCTGTGCAGTTTAAAAACACAATCTTTTGGTTTATTATAGGTAAGAAACTTTTTAAGAAAGTCAAACCTATGATAGACGGTCCTACAATTCAATACTCGATGTTTATACAGGTTAAAAGTTTCTTCGGTAGGATGGACTAAAGGATTAAAGCCAACCTTCTTTTTTTCTCTGTCCACAAAAACTTCCATAGCGTTAAAAAGATCTAGTCTAAATTCTTTTACAGCTTTATTCAAAAAGGTTAGTCCATACATTCCAAGTCTTACAGCAGGGTATGAGTACCCAGCTCGTCCTCTTTGTCCTATTGTAACCAATTCTATTGCCATATTTTCACCCCCTTTCAAAAAAAGAAAAGGGCATGAGCAAGCGAAAAGGAGGGGACCTTGGATCCCGAAGGATCAGAACGCTTACCCATACCCGATTTTAACTGATTAGAATCACCCATAAAAGCCCCCTTATCCATTCCTTTATTATACATGAATGAATAAGTAATGCAAGAAAAAAATACAATAAAATCACTCAAATTTTTTTTGGGAAAATATCTTGATTTTCTATTCAACCTTGAATATACTTGCCCTATGGAAATAAACATAGAGAAGCTACGCAAATTGGTTATCAAGAGAATCAAGAAGAATGGGAGCCTTAACTCTACGGCTGTAGCCTGGGGAATCTCTCAACCTACCTTGTACCGCTTCGTAAACAAAAGAACCACTCCGAATTTCTTCACTATCAATAAAATCCTAGCTCATATATATAAACCTGATTAGACCTGGGGGGGATAAAATCTTGTGGCGAACAGGGTTATCAAGGATTCTATCTATAAGAGCAAAAAATTAGCAAGATGTAGTTATGAAGCACAATTACACTACCACAGATTGTATTTGCTCATAGATGATTGGTCTTGTGTCGAGATTGATATAGAGATTATGCGATGCAAGGCATATCCGAAGCTCTTAAAAAAGGTCAGCGAGGATCTTATTGAGGGCTTTTTAATTGAGTATAGAAAGAATGGTCTACTCTTCACCTGGACCGAAGGGGACGGTCAGGAATACGGTTATTTTACAGGGAAAGAGGAAGGAAGGCTCCCACCCCCCTCAAAACGTCATTTAAGGCATACTCCAGAGCCCCCAAAAGAAAAACTAGAAAAATACATTAGTAAATTCAACGGAGTAGGGAATAAAGCTACGGCTAGGGTGCAACCAGGGTACGATGAGGGTACGGTTAAGGTGCAAAGTCCCTCTAGCAATCATAATCATAATCATAATCATAATCCTAATCATTTAAAAGATAAGTCCGATAATCCTTATCGGACCCTCTCTTTATACCTGGAAGAATTGATACTAAAAAACAACCCAAAAGCTAAAGTCGTTAAAAATAAAGAGAAGTGGGATAATACGGTCCGTTTGATGTTAGAGATAGATGGAAGATCTATCGAGGAAATAAAGAAAGTTATTGAAATATCTCAAAAAGATGAATTTTGGCTCAAAAACGTGCTTTCTATGGACAAGGTAAGGAAGCATTTTGATAAATTAACGCTTATAGTGAAAGGGGGTGAAAAAGATGAGCAACGATACAATTTCTAAAGATCGGTGTAAGGAGCTGTTAAAACAACTAGAAAGTGCCTTTAATGCGAGAATACCAGAGGTAAGGTTAATACACCTATGGGATCAGCTTAAAGGGTTTACAGATCGGCAAGTGGTTAAGGGGCTGGCGTACCTCATTAACCATAAACCGTTTCTTCCACCAAACAACGAGATAATTCAAGCATGTCAGATAGAGAGAGAAAGGGATTATGAAGGGCAAAAGGCTATAGATAGGAGAAAAGAAGAAGCGTTTTTTGATAAAAATAAATCAAGGACCCAGCTAGGAAGAGATTCAATCGAGTGTATTCAGAAGTTATTAAGTGAAAACAGCATGGAAAAAAAGATTGCATTGGTTAAGGACCTTCACGAAAAGTATCCAGGAGTGGGATTTGGTGCGGTAATTAGTGCCTGGGAGAAGAGAGAGGGGGAAAAGGATGCTGTGCTATAATTGTGGCGGTGAAATAGGAAATTGTATGGAACACTACGAGCTAGAGTTAAAGAAAATAAAATACTATGATGGTCCAGCTCCATTCGTACACATTAAAAGCGATTCAATACTAACTTTAAACCAGGGTAGGTTATGTAAGGGCTGTTTGATTAATTGGAGAAACCATAGCATGTTAAATCCTTTAGGGGGTAGAGGAAAATGAGCGATACCTATACAGATAGACAGCATTGTGCGGTATGTGGAAAAGAGCATCATTGGAATGAGGATCAAGCGAATTGGTGGTGTATTGATCTTTATCGTAACTATACTTCCATGTGTCCAGAGGATATGGCGGTAATTTGCGTTGATTGTGTCCCAAAAGTAAGAGAATCCCTTATGAAGATCTTCCCGAAGTGGCAAAGGGATTGGAGTTATACAGAAAAGGCAAAAGATTTGTGAAAGAGAGATTAGTAGGAAAAATCATGGGAGAACCATTCCCCTGGTCAGCTCCTACCCTGGGGGGCATAAATCCAAAAACAGGGAAAAGGACATGCTATCAGAGCACGAAATTAAAAAAGTGGCAATCTGAAATAAGATCCCAAGTCGTTCACCTTGAAAGAATGATAGATGGTCCCCTGATTTTGAGAATCCAGGTATATGCAACTCAACCACCCTCAAACAAAGACTTTTATCCTATTACCAAACCAGATCTTGATAATCAGGTTAAGTCCTTTCTCGATGCCATAAGGGATCAGAAAGGGATCAAAGGGATCATAAAAGATGATAACAGGGTAATAGATACAGTTTCTAAAAAACGGTGGGCTCACCAAAGACCTACCTATCAAGGATTTCCTGGGATTGATTTCAGCCTGGAGATCGTGAGAGAAGAAGATGAAAATGAAACCTTCGGAAAATGAGAACGCACAAGCGAGAAATCAGAAACTTCGGGAAGAAACGATCCAGGAAATAGCCAGGATCCTACGGCAAGTGAATAATAAAAAACGCTGGAAATGCTGGGGGGAAATATATAGAAGAGAGCAGGGAATAGATACAGTTCGGGCTTTTGCGGCTAAATGCCAGGGGGATCCCGATTGGATTGAAGGATTTGCAAAGCATATAGAGAGGGGGTGAGTGATGGTTAGTAGTGATTTTTATAATACTATTGGCGAAACAGGGAGTACATTAAAAAAAAGCAGGGCGAAGTCGAGAGCCCAGCAGATACTTATTCTTACTTACATGAGGGCAAACTTAAATATGGGCTTCACTCCTTTTGAAATTAAGAGATTGATCCCATTTTTCCAGGATACCCCAATAACCAGCGTTAGAAGAGCTATGACAAATTTAACAACAGATGGTTATCTAGTAAAGACAAAAAATATGAAACCTGGGGAGCTGGGAAAGATGAATCATACCTGGAGAGTAAAACTAGAGGATGAGGTTAAAAACTACCCGAAGTACCACAATTTAACCCTGGAACAATGGTTTGATGAGCTGAAAGCGTATTGCATTAAACAGAAAATGCCCTTTAACCTGGACACCCTGGATGTAGAAGATTGGAAATGCTATTATGAAGATGGGTACGCTCCAGGGGCGGCTCTTTTAGAGGACCTACAAAATGGATGAGGAACGGCTGGACAATGCGATCAAAGAGTTTAATGATACTTTCGATGAGCTTAAAGGACATATAGATAAAGGGCTGGAGAAAAAGTGCGTTAGACCCTGGATCTTTTACGTTATTAAGTATTTGCCTATTCCTATTGCTAGGTTCCTTTTGCTTGTCCAGGGCTGGTTTGTTTGTCAGGCAAAGGTCCTATGGTATGGTAAGGAGCGATACGAGATAATGCTCAATAAGGAAATGGCGAAGCTGATCCAGATGGAAACGCAAATGAAAAAGGATGAAGATCGGAAGAAAGATGCGAAGTAATGGAAAACGATTTCTGTATCGGTTGCGATCAAAAAGAAGAATGTATGGAGCCCTGCCAGGATCTACAAGCGTATTTACTCATTTCTGATTGCCAGCCGCTATCTGGATCCTCTACGCTCTCTGGCGATTATATGGATAAGATCTTTGCGAGTACAGATATTCCCGAAACAGAACTAGAACAAGAAAGGAGATTGAGAAAAGAACGGAAAGAAAGGGGGAAGGCAATAGATAAATTAATCACCTACTTCGGCAAGATTACAGGAGAAGAAGGCAAATCGTTAAAATACTTTTTTATCTGGAAATTGAAGGTGGAAGAAAGGTTAAAAGATCGAGAAATTGCAGATATTATAGGGCTTTCCAGGCAAAGAATTAATCAGATATTAAGTGAGATCAAACTGTAATGCCAACCCGAAGGATTAGCAAAAACCCCCAAAAACTGCTATATGTAGAGGAACAACTGTTTTCTGATGAAGATATAGTATTCTCATCTATTGGACAATTACTGGAGTTTTATTACTGTGGATTAATCGGAAACCCAAAAAGTGTAGCCCTGGAAAGTTCTCCCGAATCCTCAAATGGTTCATTGGCTTTCCATTCTCCCATTCTCGATGTATTCGCCACCATCGGGTATTATCTCGAAAAGCTGGGACGAGCTGAAAAGCTCATCCTGGCTTTTTTTTATGGAAATAAGCTGTCAGATAGAGATATTGCGGCGGCTCTCAATAAAGAAAAGAAACGGAAGTATAACCAGGAAGCCGTTAAATACCTTCGATTAAAACAGATTAGGACCCTGGATAAAAAATTTAGATCCATTGGGATCCTAGACAACAAATAAACGTCTTAGAGCACTCGGAGAAGAGCCATGACTAAAAAGAAAGTAACCAAAAAGAAGGTAGTTAAGAAAACAACCAGGAAGAAACAAAAACCCTCACTTGAACAACAGGAAGCGAGAGGGGCGGTCCTTCTGGATTTCTACACAAAAGGTCCAGGTAGACCAAAAATAACCCTTGATACGCTCCCTAAAGGCTGGCAAGACATTGTTATTGATAACATGACCCAAGGTGCATCCCTCAAAGAAATCTCTGCTCTCCTGGGCATTTCAGATGAAACAATGCGAAGATTAGGGAGAGATTATCCTGAATTTTTTGGGACCGTAAAAAGGGGATTGCAATTAAGTGAAGCATGGTGGTTGAGGGTGGGACGTATCCAGCTATTTAATAAGGAGTTTTCTTATACAGGCTGGTACATGAACATGAAAAACCGCTTTAATTGGACCGATAAACAGGAACAAACAGTAAATGTTCATGTTCCTACAAGAATTACCATCCCCCAGGGTGAAAAAGTTATCGAGCTGAAACCGCCAGAAAAAGCCCTTTCAGATCCTAACGATGAGTTTTGATGAGTGGAATGTAGATAAGGAAGAAGAGGACCTAAACTTCGATCTGGACATGGCGAAGTTTCTACCGAAGCAACAGGAAGCGGTAGCGAGTTTAGATGCTGGGAACAAGTATCTTCTTTACGGTGGAGCCCTGGGCGGCGGCAAAAGTCGTTTTCTTCGATGGTATGCTTTACGGTTCCTCATTAGCTGTCATATCAGGGGCTTTAACAATGTCAATGTGATGCTGGCATGTGAGGACTACCCCAGCTTGAAGGATAGACAGCTCCAGAAGATCGCTTTAGAGTTTCCCCCCTGGCTGGGGAAGAACTACACCGATCACAAGGATTATGGCAGATGCTTCATATTAAATGAAACATTCGGATCGGGTGTAATCTGCTTTCGCAACCTGGATGATCCTAGCAAATACGCATCGGCTGAATTTGCGGCGATCCTGGTTGATGAGATCACAAAGAACGACTTTGATACATTCAACTTCCTACGGACCAGATTACGGTGGGTAGGGATGGATGATCTTGATTGTAAGTTCATCGGGGCAACTAACCCTGGTGGTCCAGGACATTCCTGGGTGAAACAGCTTTGGATTGACCAGGACTTCCCCAGGGAGTTCATAGAGCCTTACGATTATTCCCAGGTATTTGACTTCGTTCCTTCAAAAGCAGAGGATAACCCCTATCTGGACCGCAATTACTGGAATATGCTTTATACCCTTCCAGAAAGAATGAGGAAGGCGTTTAAAGATGGTGATTGGGATTTATTTGTCGGTCAGGTCTTTTCAGAGTGGAGAAGTGCCTATCATATTATAGATCCAATCACGCCGCCAGAGGGATCCCTGGTGTATATGACGTTTGATTGGGGATTCGGAGCTCCTTTCTCCCTGGGCTGGTGGTTTGTTGATAATGATGAAAGGCTCATACGGTTCAAAGAGTGGTATGGGTGGACAGGTCAGCCGAATGTAGGGATAAGGATGTCAGATAGTGAAATAGCGGAGGGGATCTTAAAGAGGGAAGCTCGATGGGGCTTCAAGGAGAATAAATACTCTATGATGCGGCTTGCTGGTCCCGATTGTTTCTCGAAACGTCCGAACTACCAGGGTGGTGGACAGAGCCCTTCAACTAAAGATGTATGGAAGGAGTATGGGATCTTCATCAAGCCTGGGGATCCTGATCGTAAAGCGAAGGTGAAAAACTTCCATGAGAAGTTAAGGATTAGGGATAATGAAACCCTTCCGATGCTGGTAGTAACTAGCGAGTGCAAGCATTTTATCAGGACTATCCCTTCTCTGGTCCAGGAAGAAAACGATATAGAAGATGTTGACACCGACAGCGAAGATCATGTATATGACGAAGCATGTCATATCGTCCAGGAGAAATCACCCAAGAAGAAGCAGAAAATAGGGCTGGACCCTGAAAGCATGTGTGCATGATGAAAGTCCATAAGATAGAAAGGTCCGATGAAGAGGTTTATACATGCGAGAAGTGTAAGGAACAGTTGTGGTTGATACACATGGATAAGTATCAATGTGCCGTATGTGGTTATGAAGTAAGTAAAGAAGATTTTGAGATGGAGAGATTTGCCAGGATGAACTAAAAGATGAAGGGAGGGAAAAATGCCAAAAGCAGGGAAGGTCAAGAAAGAAGCAAAGGGGAAAAAAGTAGATATTGTCAAGGAAGCATCCAGGAAGGTGTATGACCTGGGACCTTTTGTATGTATGTGTAGGAATTGCAGGGAGAAGCACACGATCTCTTTTACAGAGAGTGGTACGCAAATAATTATCCAGCTTGGCGGCTCCAGGAATGTAATGCCAGTTGATAAGCCAGAATATCCCTGCCCGAAGTGTGGGCTTAGACATACGATGAGGAAGCCAGTTGTCAAAAAAGAAGAAAAAGAAGAAGAAACAATCGGCGAAGAGCTGTAGTCCAATCGGGAAAGCTCTTTCATTCAGGGATGAGAAGGAAAAGTATGTAACTTCCTACCAATGCCCGATCTGTAACAATAGGGGCGTTACAAGGATTCTAAATGCCCTGGGGGATCCCATACAGAATCAGCCAGTAGAGTGTAAAAGCTGTTTGAGTTTTTATTATATCAGCTTAACACCCAGGGGACTTTTCTGTCATAAGAGGAAATTGGAGGAAATGGAGAATGAAAAGAAGGCAGTTTCTAAAGGTCCTGGGGCTGGGCTCCCTGGGGCTGGTAGTAGCAAAGAAGATCCAAGAGAGCTCGTTGACTTGTGAAGAGATAGACAGGCAGTACATAAAAGATAACCCGATTTACACTTCTTCCTCTTCATCCTCTTCATCGAGTTCTTCTTCAAGTTCGTGCTACGGAGATATAAATCCCAGGAGAGCAGGGGAAATAGCCGCCGAGCTATTATCGAAGGCAACGGATGATATATGGAAAAGCCGTACAAAGCTAAGTTTAGTCAGGAAGATCATCTAACTAGACTTTTCTTTAGAGAGAAGGAAGCGGATGTTGATAAATACTATGTGGTGGGGGCTATCGAATGGGCTCTTGGGCTGAATCCTGGGTATGCTCTATTGTCAGCTCAAAATGTACGGACAGGCGTTCTCTGGATATACGAGGAATTTCCGTTTTGGACTATAAGGACAACGGATGGGATGGAGAAACCTCTATGGCTGTTCTTCAAGGACGCTTGGAAAAAGTACCTGTGCCGATATTATTATTATTCAAACCAGAAGGATCACGCTCGATATTTGCAACAGATCCAAAGGGAGCCCTTAATACGATGTTCCCCTGTCTTTATTGAAGCGGAGTATGTAACACATGGGACCAAGGGCAAGAAATTAGATGCCCACGAAGGGGTAGATAACCTGATCCTGGAATACCAGCGATTAGGGAAGATAAAGATTTCCCAGGATGCAGGGGACCGATCAATAATAGGTAATCTCTTCGATCAAATGAACGAACAGAAAAAGAGTGTGGTCCTAGACGATAGTGAAATCCCAGGAATTAAGGCACTAAGAAGCCTTATCGCTGGGGTTGAGAAGTTCCCCTATCAGAAACCGATGGAGCCCCAGGAGATACCCGAAAGCTATGTTTAATAAATTACTGGAATTTCTTCAAACTGTATTGGGCAAGACCCTTTGTGGACTTGTCCTTTTTTTTATGCTGGGGATCCTGGCGGTAAGTTATTACGATAATGCTGTTTGTACCGAAGAAGAAAAGCAAGCGATCTACATAGCTATGGAAAAGGGGGATACCTGGACCAAGCTAGATATAGTTCAATGGAAACTGGATCAGGCGAGGATGGAAAAAATAAAGCTCCAGAACTATATTGATACCCAGCAGGGGGGGAAATGCAACGACAGCCAGAAAATGAGGATTAACCAGCTCAACCAGGAGATAGGAAAACTGGAAGCTCAAAAAACCCAGCTTTTTAACACCCTGAAACAAAAGAAGAGGTAATTATGGCAGTAAGTACACCACGAAAAACCACCTTATCGGGCTACCTGGAAGAAATGTACCAGGATTGGGGACAGCTACGGAAGGAAAAGGAAATCGAGTGGCAAGAGGACCTTGACAACTTCCAGGCAGAAGAAGAGTCTAAGACCTGGAAGAGTAAGGACACCGTTAGGAAGAAAAACGAAGATGATTGGAAGAGCAAGGTTTTTGTGCGAGTGGTGAAGGAAAAGGTAGTAATGGCATACACCTTCCTCAATGATCTGGTTTTACAGGGTGGACAGATCCCATTCCTCTTAAAGCCTAATGTGGAAAGTTACGCTCCCGAAGAGATAGAGATTGCCGAAGCCCAAAGCGATCAGATGCAAGAGAAGATCAGGGACCAGCTAACAGAGTGCAAAGCCGACAGGCAGTTTATGAAGGGGACTTTCAGCATGGCACTCTACGGCGAAACCTGGGTAAAGAGCCCTTTGTTCAAGGAAGTGGAGAAAAAGAGATGGGCGAGAAGGTATCCCCAGGGATTTGAAGGTAATCAGGAATTTGCAAGGTTTGAACAGGAAACATTGGTAGAAATGAAACCTTGCATAGAATATAAAACGGTATGGAATATGTTCATGGATCCTGAATACGAGGATCCCCAGCAGGGAAGAGGTATAATTGAGCGAGATTATATATCTGCTTTTGACCTTCGCATGATGAAGGGGAAACCAGGGTATGATGATGAAGCGATTGACAAGGTTATAAGCGAGGATATTCAGAGATCCCAGCCACAAGGCGATACTTCCAGTAAAGCCCCCCATTTAAGAGAGATCAACAATCCAGATCGAACAATCCGCTATATTGAATTTTGGGGGAGGGTCCCCAGGAAATTCCTAGATGAGTTCCCCCAGGACATTCAAACTTCTATTGCAACATCGGCAAACGAGCAACACGAACTTGATATAGCTCCCGAACTAGGGGATGATATTGAATGTACCATCATAATGTGTGATGAAACCATAGTCCGAGTGCTTCTGAATGACACAGGGAAAAGACCCTACCGAAAATGCCGTTTTGAATCTGTCCTGGATGAGATTCATGGAATCGGGACCGCCAGGAATGTAGTGGATGCCCAGCAGATCATAAACGGAGCCTACCGAAACATCATAGACAATATAGCACTATCAGGAAATGTCATTATCGGGGTTGATAGCGATTCCCTAGCCCCAGGTCAGAAGAAAGAGCTTTACCCAGGCAAGACGTTTAGATTTAAACAGGGTACGGATATTAGGGCGGCTATGGGATCCATCACGATTCAGAACGTGGCGGCACAGCTCATCGAGCTTTTGGGAATAGCGAAGCAACATTCAGATGAAGAGTCCATGATCCCCAGGATTATGCAGGGGGACCTAGCCCCGAAGAAGAAGCCCGATACCCTGGGTGAGATCAACATCCTTCTCCAAAACGCTGGGAAGTACATGGGGCAAGTGGTAAAGAATATAGACGAGGACTACCTGGAGCCAGTTATCGAGGATCTCTATGATTACAACATGAACAATCCAGAGTATTTAGATCTCCAGGGGGATTATACCGTTCATTCGCTGGGCTTCAATTCATTTCAATCAAAGGTCCTCAAACTGCAATCATTACGGACGTTCCTGGAAATTATCATGCTCAATGAGATCCTTGTGAATGAAGCAAAGGTAAGACCTATTCTTGAAGAAATGGCTAAAGCCCTTGACCTGGATCCAGATCAGATTCTTTACACCGAGGAAGAGAAAGCGGAAATGCAAGAGCTTCAAGCACAAGCCCAGGAAGAAGCGTTCCAGCAACAGCTACAGCTTGCCAGAGCCCAGCTCGAAGCCGAAGCAGAGGTAGAAGTGGAAAAAGAGGACCAGAAAGGGGATAACGAGCTTCAAAGAGAGCTCATTATCGAGGACGAAAAATCAAAGAATAAGATAGATGAGATCCAGGCAAAAGGAGAAGTTGACCTAGCGAAAGCCGAAGTGGACAGCAAGGTTAGGAGCATAGAGAACGGCAAGGATATAAAAATGAAGAGATTACAGGAGAAGGCAAAGGCTAAACCCAAAGCAAAGGCGAAAGCCAAACCAAAGGCTAAGAAACAAGCCACAGCGTAAGGAGAGTTCATTATGTCGGAAATGGAAAACAATAAAAAGAAGAAGAAAAAGAAAAGCGGATTATTCAGTTTTCTTCCCGATTGGATGACCCCGAAACCTGGATCCCTGGTAGGAAATATGAAAAAGGGAGTTAAGGGATACCAGGGTGGATCAATGGGAAGGGGAGGAATGGGTAGGTAAAATGCCAGCTAAGAGTAAAGCTCAACAGGCTATGGCGGCAATCGCACTCCATAATCCAAAGAAGTTGAAGGACAAGAGTATGCTTTCCATGAGTGTCAAGGACCTTCGGAAGTTCGCATCGACACCAAAGAAAGGATTGCCGAAGCACAAGAAGAAAACAGGACTAACCAGATTAATGTAAAGGAGAGCTCTATGCTAGTAGAAGAGGAGAAACTTGCCCATTACTTAGCAAAAGCCCAGGAAGATCCTTATAGTTCAGCTATCTTGGAAATAGTTGATAAAAGGATCGAAGCGGTCCAACAAATTCTATCCAGTAAGGCGGCACTTAATTTTGAAGCTACCCAGGTATTCCATTATCTTGGACAGCTCCAGGCGTACCAGGGAATCAGGGATTTACCGATTCATGCCCTGGAGTATTTAGACGCACTACCAGAGGAAGAAAAACCAGCATAGGTCCATGCTCTATGCGGAGCATGAAATAATAATCCTTTTTGGAGGACAGGAACATGAAAGTATTTCCATCAGGTTTACAAGTAGTAACAAGTCCAATGATTTTCAAACAGCCAGTACAGTTTTTGAAACCCATCCAGGGACCAGGGGGGAATGTTTCACCAATCTGGCAATTAGCCCCTAATGTTGCCCTGGGAGATCCAGCATCGGCTTTTGAGCTCTTTGATGATTTCCTGGGCTACCTGGACACTCATAAGGGGTGGACCGAAGGTGGAACTGGAGGATCGTTAGCGAGTGATGAAACCCTTCCAGGGGGAATTGTTCTCTTAACCAGTAGCGGTACAGACAATCAGGCTAAGATCCTGGGAAGGACAAATGAAGAGTTCAGCGTTGAAGTAGGGAAAAGGCTCTTCTTTGAAGCCAGAGTCCTTTTCACCGAAGAGAATACGGACGATTCTAACATCTTCGTGGGAATGACCCAGGGGACGTTGGCTGATGCGGTCCCATTGGTGAATGATGGAGCTGGGATCGCTGATGATGACCATATCGGTTTTGCTAAATATGACGGTGGGACCGTATGGAACGCTGTTTCAGGTGATGGAGCCGCCGCATTTGAATCAACAGAGGTAAACACCAGGGAGAGTGCAACCTGGGTACGGCTGGGCTTTATTGCCACTCCTGTCCAGATTGATTTTTACATTGATGGTCAGAAAGTGGCTACGCACGTTACTACATTACCAACGGCAGGGGAAGAAATGACAGCTTGTTGTGTGGTTAAATGCGGTAGTGCAAACGCTGAAACCATGATGGTTGATTGGATCAAGATCGTGCAAGAAAGATAAGATCTTTTCTGCACCACTTTTAACAGAGCTCCCTCATAACCTGGGGGAGCTCTACTTTTAAGGAGATTTAAACCATGCCAAAAGATGAAAAGACCCAGGACCCCGAAGAGAAGGGGCAAGAGGAAGAGCAAAAGGATGAAAAGGACCAGAAGGATCCTGTAGACGAACAGGGCGAACTTTTTTCAGAGGGCTTTGCTGATGCTATTAGAAAGGGCAAAAAAACTGGTAAGGACGGTGAAGAACAGCTTGATGAGGAAAAAAGCGAAGAAAAAGCTGGAAAAAGCTCTGGAGATAAGTCGGATGAAGAAGGAGATGGAAAGAAAGGAAGCGAAGGGAAGAAATCAACAAAGGAAAAGTCCGACAAAGAAGGAGAGGGGGAAGAAAAGGGAGAAGCAGAGAAAGATATACAAGCAAGGGCGGAACGGCTCAAAAAAATAATGGAGAAATCCAAGGACGAGGAAGAAGAGGAAGAAGAGGAAGAGCCAGCCCCGAAGAAAAAAGCCGCAAAATCCAAGGCTAAAGAGAAAACGAAGGACAAAGAAAAGGATAAAGAGGAAGAGGTAGATCTCCTGGAATCTATTGAGCTTGATGAGAAGGAGAAGGACTTCCTTGAAGATATGCCAGAGGTTATGCCAATCCTTAAAAAGCTCGTAAAAACAGCTTTACAGGGAAGGGAGAAAGAAGGGGAGCTCCCCCAGGAATTGCTAGACCACCTGGAACAACAGGATCAGGTTATTGCCAATTTGAGGACCCAGGTAGCACTTTCCAGGCTGGTCCCCGATTACGAAGAGATTGTTTACGATGGAAACAAACACCTGGAAACAGGAGAAAGAGCCCCGAATCCAGAATTTTGGACTTGGCTCAAAGAACAGCCAGAACTTTATCAGGCACTTGCTTTATCCGAGAATCCGAGGGATAACGCCGCCGTCTTGAAGTATTACAAGGAAGATCGAGCAAAGAAGCAACTGTCAGAGGGGGATAAGCAGAAGAAAGAAAAACTTGACAAGACGAAAAACCTTCATAGTCATTCAGCAAACGCAAGTAAGACCAGTAAGAAGAAAGCAGGGGAAGTAGCCGAGGATGATTTCTCTGGTGGTTTTGCCGAAGCAACGAGGAAGCTACGAGAACAAAGACAATGAACAGGAAGGATTTCAGGAAGCACAAGTCAAGAGCTCTAACCATAGAAAAATACAAAGGGAGCGTGATACAGGTCAATCAGGATGCCCAGGTCAGGTGTCCATATTGTAATTACCTTTTTTTCAAAGGTGATTTCAGGGGGGCAATACAGATAAAATGTCCCATGAAAGATTGCAAAGAATTGGTAAATATACGACAACTCTAGCTCACCGTAAAAGGGGGGGATGGGAGTTATTGACAATGGCGAAAGATGCCGCAGGGAAAGCGAAGGAAAAGTTGAATGGGGAATACAGAAACGGTTTTGAAAAATGGTATCGAACAGTATCTTTGGAGCTTATTGGTGGATTGCTTATTATCCTGGTAACTATTTTGATTTCTGTTATCGGTTGGAATTATCTATGTGATGATCGTGCTCATTCATGTTATGTCCAATCTATAGCGGAAACCAATGCAAAAATAGCCGAACTTGACAAAAATAAAATAGAATTTCCAGCATTACAGTATGAATCGGCTTTAATAAGGGCTGATATTGCAAAACTATCCAGAGCACATGAAGATGATGTCGCTCGTATAACAAGCAAACTGGATGCTTCGATGAATGAGATAAAAAGGATCCTAATGAAGAAATATGCACAGTAATGTGTAGGAAACAAGATATACAGAGAAGCCTTGCTTCTATCCTGGGGGAAATAGGATTGATTAGAGCCGCTTTTGGCTATTCTGAATCCCTTGAACTTTATCTTGCTATCATGGAAGAGCAAGTCCATAAGATTTTTACAATATGTGAAAAATGCCAAAGAAAGGAGGTGAAAAATGAGAAAGATATACAATCAAACGGTTAGCATTTTAGTGGCAATATGTTTACTGCAAGGGATCCTTGGCTTTATTTCCTGTTCTCTCATTAAAGAAAATACCTTAACCCCGAAACAAACGCTTTATTGGGCTATGAGTGTTTATAATTCAGAATGGGACGGCTACATCAGGAGAACCATAAAGCCCGAATATGTTGATGCCTTACTTAATCGGCGAGCGAGCGATCCTTTGCCTACCATCTTAAAGGGTATGATAAGGGAAGATGTTTCAGATGAAGAGTGGGAAGTATTGAAAGTGAAGAAGAACATCCTGGAAGATGCGTTCCCTCTAATTCAGATAACCGATGAAGCTCTTATGGCTGGCGGTATG